GAAGTCGGAGGGCGGGTTTGTAAACCATCCAAGTGATCCAGGCGGCATGACTAACCTTGGCGTGACCAAAGCGACTTGGGAAAACTGGGTGGGTCGTGAGTCAGACGAGGCTGAGATGCGTGGGCTGACACCGGAAAAGGTTGAGCCTTTGTACAAAAAGAAGTATTGGGACGCTGTGCGTGGTGACGAGCTACCACCAGGGATTTCATACCTCTGTTTTGATTTCGCCGTGAACGCTGGGGCGGGTCGTTCGATAAAGACCCTCCAGACCGCAGTTGGGGTAACGCCAGACGGTGGGTTTGGCCCGATGACAATGGCAGCTGTGCAAGCTGTTGACCCTGTTGAGTTAATTGAGCGATTTAGCCAAGCCAAAGAGGACTTCTATCGGTCTTTAAACACCTTTGCAACGTTTGGCAAAGGATGGCTAAATCGGGTTGCTGACGTTAAGGTAAAGGCTTCTGCGATGTTGGCTTAAATTGCCTATCGCAGTACACGCAAAGCCCGTCACGCAACGTTGTACAGACTTGACCGCAGCCATCACAAACAAACTCTTTGGGATAATTCGTTGGGCGTGACCAACGTATCCAAAGGGCTGTGGCAACCAATCCAGCAGCTGAAGCATAAAACACAAACATCCAGTCCCAGATCGTCATCACCAACCTCCCACACCCATGAGTACCGTTTGCTCTCGTTCGGCTCTCTGTGCGGCTATACGCATGGCTGGTGATAGCCTGTATGCCGGCCTGTCAAACTTGTCGATCTTCTTGTCGATGTGAGTCAGGTATTTTTCAAGTAGCGCACGTTCGCCAGTTGGGGCAATCCCGCCTAATTCGTGCGAACACATTGCAAGCGTAGAGGGTCGAGAGTCTGGCAACAAACCTTTGTGGCGCAGTTTGTCAGCAGCGGCTAGGTATAAATTAGATAAAGTCATTGTTGTCCCCAAGTAATTGCGTGGCACGATCAAGACCAACTTCTGTTTGAATCATTCGACGCAACCTGACAATTGTTTCAGCGTTTAGCAACATTCCCTCCATCAATGCTTTGTTAGATTCTTGCAACTGGCGTATCAGCTGCGCTGCCTCGGTTTGTTCTTGGTGCGTCATAAAAAACCCGTTCTCAAGGTTTCTCAGGATTTGTTTTGGGCTAAGTGGGTTCATTGTTTGCCTTATCCAATGCGTAAAGGGCTGTATACAAGTGCGGATGCGTTGTGTCGTTGAGTAGTACACCTTTGTCCCCAATGTATCCTGTGGGCTTTAATTTAGTTAGATTGTCAGCAGCCTGGCGAAAGGCACAAGGATTGTATTCAGCGTTGCAGCGACCACCGCAAGCCTCTTTAAACAGATGGATATAGTCGGCCTTGTTCATAAGCGCAGTCCAAAAGGGTTATGAGCGTGTTTAACAACTAGGTTTTCGTAATTATCTGAAGATTCTGTAGCAGTCGGTGCTTGTCGAATAGTGACATAAACACAAGGTGAACCACGCCTACCATCCCCACGTTTCTCGATCTTGTTATTGCGCTGAAGTTTGGCAAGTTGTGTGTAGATGCTGATCTTTTCAAGGCCACAATAATCAGCAATATCAGTTGTTGTTTTAGGCTCAATGCAATACCGCAATATCTTTTGTTCTGTTGACATATATTTCCTTTAAAAGGATACATTAAGTTATCTAAACAGATCAATCAAGAAGTATTAACTAGGTGATAACCCTTACTCTGTTTATTTAAATAATAGATACCCTACCCTTATACCCACCCACCAGTAGTATTGCTACTCTAGTAGTTGAGGATAAATCCTTTACGACAGACCTGTGCGTTGTAACGCTTATGGCAGGCATCTCACCCCACCCGTAGATTCCCTAAATTACTAGCAGTCCTTGCAAGTAATAAAGATCAATACCTACAGTAAATGGTTTTACTAGATTTCTCTAGTCTGTCTATATCCTGTTCGATTTCTCTACTAGGGCGTGCGGGTCACACGGGATAAAGCTATATAACAACTGTATAACTGACCTGTTCTGGGTACGAGTGGTCACTCTATTAGCTGATGCGCCCTGACAGTTATCCAACAAAAAAGCCGCTTAAATCTATATATTGGTTGCAGAACATCTTTTTTAAGGATGTCACCCCGAAGGGTCAATATATAGATTTAAACGGCTTGATTATCTGCAACGATAACGATTCAATTCTGCCACCGTCTTTCCGATGTGTCAAGGTCTAAAGCTAACCTAGTGAAACACGACCCTTATCATTGTTTGTTTCATGCTTGCTAAAGGCTCAATCAGTCTAATGCAACTCAGGCCATATTTGTTGCCAGTTGGGGATTTCTTTTCTTGACCACTTACCGTTTGATTTCTTTTCAAGCTCGGCAGCCAGCAGCACTAACTTATCACCAGGCAAACCATTGTTGCGCCATTGCGATACAGCTGGTGGACTGACACGGCAGAGCTTGGCTACGGCAAACGTGCCACCTAATGTTTGGATGATTTCTGTTGTATTCATGTTAGATAGCTTAACAGATGAGGTTTTGTATGTGTTGACTTATCTGTTTAGATACCTTAATATCTATTTACTGACATACCCGTCAGGATTTCATACAGGTGCATAAATGAAAGAACTAGCAAAAGCATTAGTCACGGCGCAGGCAGCAATGTCACACGCAGCCAAAGATAGTAAAAATCCCCATTTTAAATCTGCATACTCAAGTCTGGCATCAGTCATCGACGCTGTTAGACCGCATTTGTCTGCAAACGGATTAGCCGTTGTACAAAAGACACACGATGCCGAAGGTGGTGTTTGTGTGGAAACCGTGATTATTCACGAATCAGGTCAGGAAATGTCTTTTGGCAAACTGTTTGTGCCTGCAAGCAAACACGACAGTCAGGGTTTCGGTTCGGCGTTGAGCTACGCAAAGAGGTACTCAATCCAAACCGCCATGTGCGTTGCCTCGGCTGACGATGATGGTGAATCTGCCGTTAAATCAGCGCCACCAAAGGTTGAGAAACCCAAAGGCATAGATATGGATGCAACTGTTGACCAAATGGCGGCAGCTGTCAGTTACGAAAGCCTGAAGGACATATTTAGACTGGCTTGGACACAATGCCTGAAAGAACAACAGCCCGTCTTGAAAGCGATGTATGACGGAATTAAAGCAAACTGGGAACAACAATAATGGCAAACGATCTTAACCGCTGCGAGTTCATTGGGCGCTTGGGCAAAGACCCTGAAGTACGTTACACCGCTGACTCTAATGCAATCTGTAATTTCTCAATTGCTGTTGGATATAAAACCGCAACCAAAGAAACGACAGAATGGGTCAGGATCACGGCGTTTGGCAAGTTGGCAGGAATATGTTCCGACTACTTAAAGAAAGGCTCACAGGTCTTTATAGCGGGTCGTATGACTACTCGCAAGTGGCAAAACAAAGATGGCGTGGATCAATACACAACTGAGGTGGTTGCTGACCAGATGCAGATGCTTGGTGGTCGGTCTGCGGAAGCCAATGAGCCAGCTGCTGTGCCTATACCTAAAATTGATGCATACAGGTCGATCAAAGAAGGCGTAGTTGTGCCTTTTGAAGATCTGCAAGACGATCCACCGTTCTGATGACTCAAACAGAAGAAGCAATACTTATTTCTTGGCGATTGCAGCAATGGTACGAAAACATGGTCTTAGACGCTAGGGCCATGCAAGACCTACAGGATGCAATCGAGATGCTTAAACAACTCGCTAAAAAGGTACAAAAATGATTATTAAATCAGCAGACTCAGAATCAGGCCATTGGTACGCAGCTGACGGTTCACCAGCGTACAAGATAATTGGCAAAAACGGTAAAGAACGCAACACAACGGTTCGTGACGCACGGGAACTCAATTTAGTACCGTCGGTAACTACGGTTTTGGGATTGGTTGCCAAGCCTGGCTTATCAAACTGGTTGCAACAACAAGTATTACTAGCGGCTTTGACGTTGCCACGCATTGCTGGAGAAACAGAGGAAAACTGGTTAGAACGAGTAATGTCAGACAGCAAGAGTACAGGCCGTGAAGCTATGGATCGTGGCACACAAATGCATGGGGTGCTTGAGCGTTTTTACCGTGGCGAACAAGACGATTACCCTGTTTACGTTAACCAGGTTGATGCGTCGATCAGAATCCATTTTGGGCATGACCAGACTTGGGAGGCAGAACGCTCATTTGCATACGAAGGGTTTGGCGGAAAAGTTGATTTGATTGCTGAAAACATCGTAATTGACTTTAAGAGCAAAGACAAGCTGGACAAAGTTGTGCCGTATCACGAACAAATCATGCAATTGGCTGCCTACCGTGTCGGCCTTGGCAAGCCCACAGCCAGATGCGCTAACGTGTTCTTTACTGCTGAAGGTGATGTTAAATTGATTGAACATTCAGAGGATGATTTGGCCTCTGCATGGGATTGCTTTCAGTATTTACTAGCGTTTTACAAGCGTAAAAACAACTTATAATAAATTGCGGGGAAAGCCGTGTCCCTCACACTCCTTGTTCAGCGAGTACCCGCACCTTGTTGTAAAAACCCCAATAAATTAAAAATAATTGCAAAACTAGGGTAAACACCTATGCTTTTATTATTTAGATAGCTTAATATCTAGTCATGGCAACAACGCCATACGACAAATACAGGTACATAAAATGAACAAAGTAACAAAAGACTTAATGAAATGGTTTCCAACTCTTGATTGCGACCAAGCATTTGATTTGCACATGAAGTTGATGATGGAAGGTGTTGATTTCTCAGAGATCAGCAACAAAGAACTAAAGTCAGAAGCTGCTCGTTTGTTAGGGGCTGCATAAAATGAGCAAACTTATTCAAGCATTTAAAGCAAACCCCAACGACAAGACACGAGCCAAATTGCAAGCGTATTTGCAAAAGCACATGATGGCGATTTGCATGGCAAGCCCTGAAGAGCAGCAATTTCTAAAAGCTAACGGATTCAAGGGATAAGCCATGAAACACTTATACATACAACTAACAGACGAAGGCAAGCGCCAATTAATGCGTGAACTTAGCCGTGAGCTTACCGACAAAAAGATTGCAGAGCTGATGGATCAATTTGCTGATGGCGTGAAATTAGATAGCAACGGCGAACCGTACATCAAGATTGACCGTGACGAGGTGCTGATGTGTGCTGTGCCGTTGTATACCCATTTCATTAACATTAACCACATTGAAACCGTGACGGCAAACGAGGAGGATGGCAGCGATGAATAAGCACAACTGGCCTTTCTTGACAGACCTTGGTGACTCAAACTGGACAGGTCGCACCACTCGCACAATGCGTTGCCAAACACGCTACACACGAGCTGACGAACGTATACCGCCAATTGCTTGGGTGGTTGGCTTGTTAATGTTGGCGCTTGTGTTTGGTTTCTTTCCACTTTTAAGTTTGGTGATGTTATGAACAAAATTGATTTAATTATTGATGCGCTTGAGTCAGCATACGAGGACAAAGCGGGATGGTGCGACAAAGTTAATGAGGCTTTATACGCTGTTAGAAGGTTACAGGCGTTGCAACCAGTTGGAGTGTTTGAATACGATGAAGAAAACAAAGTTTGGGAAGAATTAACGCCAAATTGTAAAGGTGTAAAACTCTACGCATTGGATGAGGTAACAAAATGAGCCAAGTTGCTAGAAACACCGATCCGTCAACCAGTTGGGCTGCTGCTGACTCTGCAAAGGCTTTAGCGGCTCAACACGCCACAATTATTATTCAAGCCTTATGCAAGTATGGGGCAATGGGAAAGGACGGTATAGCCACGATTACAGGACTTGATGGTAATCAGGTTGCCAGGCGGCTTAGTGAACTAGAACGCAACCATGAAATCCTGTTAACTGGTCGCAATGTACAAAGTAAAGCAGGCCGAGCGGAACGGGAATGGAAAGTTATGCCTAAACAGATGGATTTGATATGAGCTACATCATTGGAAACTTACCGCCAATCAAGTGTTTTGTGCGGCGTGAGTATTTGTATAACTTTGAGAAAGGTCATGGTGAGCTTGAGCCTTGCATTTGGGTAAGCATCAAAGCAATCCGTGGGCAAGTGTTCCGCATTGAAAGCCTGTTGCCAAGGTATGGCGCTTTGTACGACAAACTACCCATCCAGGCATACGTTTGGAATACCAAGCACGGTGATTTAGATTACGACATATTGCAGTTGTGGGATTGCATGGGATACAGATTTACCGTGCATGAAAAAATTGGCTTGCGTAACCTTGGGGTTAAATTTTTAGGTAAAGACAAAGAATGGTATT